TCATCAAGACTGATTGTCCGAACGGATTCAAAATGTTTGATCGTTCACCAATCAGAACTTCGATGGAAGCTGATTTTGATACAGGTAATGTTAGGTATAAAGCTCGCGAAAGATACTCGTTCGGGTGGTCTGACCCCCGTGCAGTATTCGGTAGTCCTGGAGCATAAGGCTAATACGTAATTATGGAACCCCGCCGGGGGTTTCTTACTCAACCCGGCATTTTATTTCTATTCCTTTTCAAACTTTTTCTGCTATACTCAAATTGTTCCGAGATAATTTGTTATATCAACTGACTCGGCAGACTTACTCCAAGATGGTATAACAGTTTTAGTTAGGAGAATAAAATGGCTAAATCAACTTTTTCAGGTCCGGTAAGATCTCTTGCTGGGTTTATCAATGCAGGGTATAACTCTGTTGTCAGCTTAACTGCTAATACTACAATTACAGTGGCAGATCATGCAGGCAGGGCGCTTTTATGTAATGATGCAGACGGTGTTTTTACACTTCCTAGTATCGTAGTTACAGAGCCTACCGATAAAACAGATCCAAACCAATTGGCTAACTTAGGTGCCCAATTCACTTTTATAGTAGTAACTGCTGCTACAGATATGGATATTAAAACAGATGGTACAGATAAGTTTGTAGGTGGTGCGTATACTGGTATTGATGACAGTGCAGCTGGTAAGACCTTTATTTCTGGTTCATCTAATGATGTTATTACTCAAAATGGTTCAACGAAAGGTGGACTAGCAGGTAGTATTGTTGTTGTAACGGCTATAGCAAGTGCTAAGTATCATGTTGCAGCTCAGTTGTTAGGATCAGGAACTTTAGTAACACCATTTGCTGATAGTTAATAGTAGGAGGTAAACATGGCTGATTCAGTCACAGGACCAACTATTCAGTATGATTATGACAAAAAATTAGTTACGTATTGTTCTGTATATTCGGATGGAAGTGGCAGTAGCACAACATTGGTTGATGTCTCTGCACTTAATACATCGACTACAAATGGTAAGTCATGCACACACGTTGCACTAAATAAAATTTGGTACACCGTAAGTGGTGCCCCTGATGCACCGGCTTCCCTTGATTGGGACGCCACTACAGACGTCACTTTTTTAACATTATCTTATGATAATGCGTTTGATTTCAGCGATATAGGTGGTTTGGTAAATACAGAGGCTTCTGGTTATACTGGCGATGTCCTATTGGTTATACCATCTACAGCCGATGCTGGTAATGAGTATACTGTTTGGGCTGAGTTTTTGAAATATTACGAAGCACCTCATAACTAGGAGACATGACCAAGAAAACAGCAAAAGTTTCTTCAAAGAAACCAGTGAAAGCTAAAATTGCTGTGGGATGTGGAAAGGTTATGGAAAGCCGTAGAAAAGTAACTAAGTATTTTTAGGGAAAACAATGCCTGGATTGACTAACAGAAGGAACGCCATACGAGAAGGTTATGACTGGAGCAAAAGCGACAGCTATAAGAAGGGCGGTGTAGTTAAAAAAGGTAAGAAAAAGCCTAAAATTGGTGGGTACTAATTTATGGCCACATCAGGGACAACTTCATTTGATCTTAGTGTAGACGAGCTTATCGAAGAGGCTTATGAACGGTGCGGTCTTGAACTTCGTACTGGGTACGATTTAGAGACTGCACGTCGTTCATTAAATCTTTTAATAGCGGAATGGGGAAATCGGGGTTTAAACCAGTGGTTAATTACCAAAAGTAATTTTACCGTTACCGAAGGCACTAATTACCAAGATTTAGGCACAGATATTATTGATATAACCTCTGCTGTTATTCAACGTGATAGCGTTGATTATCAGTTAACAAGAATCAGTCGATCCGATTTTTTGTACACTCCCAATAAATCTACTGAAAGCAAGCCAAGTCAGTTCTTTTTAGAAAGGCATATAACACCTAGACTTTATTTATATCCTACTCCAGAAAATTCAACAGATGTAATTTACTATTACGCGCTGACTAGAATGCAAGATGCTGGGGACTACACCAATAACATGGAGACTGTGTTTAGATTCCTTCCGTGCATGACAGCAGGTCTTGCCTATTATTTGGCTATGAAAAGAGCGCCAGATAGAGTGCAACTATTAAAGCAGGTATATGACGAAGAATTTGATAGAGCAGCTTTTGAAGATATTGATTCTGTAAGCTCTAAGTTTATACCACCAAGATTGGTAATTTAACATGGCCTTTGCAGCGGGGAAACTCACATGGGCCATTTGTGATACTTGTGGACAACGATATCGTTTAAGACAATTAAAAGAACAGTGGGACGGCTTTATGGCTTGTCCAGAGTGCTTTGATCTTAAACAGCCCCAATTAGATCCTCCTCCAATTGGGGCTGATCCACAAGCTGTTAGGAACCCAAGGCCCGATCGCACGGAACCAGCAGCAGTATCTATGCTGACCAATGATCCTCTTTTGTCTACCCAAGGTAGTGCAGTCATTAAAGTGTTTCAAGACGATCACGGTAAATCTACAGGAGACAAAGTACGTTTTAGAAATACAGAAGCTTTTGATGGATTCACTACAGGAACGCTACAAGACCCCGATGGCTATTCAATAACTAAAGTAGATGATGATACCTACACATTTACTGCTGTTTCAGGAACAGGAACAGTGGGAGCTAGAGGAGGCGGTCCTTTTGTCGCGGTCGGACCTGCACAAGCTTTGTTGCCTTTAAATCCATTTAGGAGTGGCGATGCCGGTGCAAATACAGTAATCTCTGTTACAGAATTTAAACATAACAGGACAACGGGAGATACCGTGCGTTTTAGATCAACTAAAGCTTTTGATGGAGTTACAACAGCCGTGCTTGAAAGTGCAAGTGGGTATACAATAACCGTTGTGGATACAAATGAATATAGCTTTACTTCAACCGGCACTGCAACCACAGGGGATGTCACTGGTGGTGGCAGTACAGCAACAGCAGGACCAGTATCGTGAGTTTTACTTATAGTGGCTTAAAAACAGCAATACAGGACTATGTAGATAGCTCTGAGACTACTTTTGTTAATAATCTTGATGTCATAATCAAGCAGGCAGAAGAAAGAATTCTTAAAAATGTTTGGCTGGATAATTTTAGAAAAAATGTAACAGGAACCGCTTCTGCGGATACTCCCTATTTGGGAATGCCAACGGATTTCTTAGCTCCTTTTAGTTTGGCTGTTATATCCAGTAATGTTTATTATTATTTGTTATTAAAACAGGTTAGCTTTATGCGTTCTTATAAACCAGCAACATCTGGTTCGGTTACAGGACGCCCTAAATATTATGCTGAATTTGATAGTGACAGCTTTATCTTGGCGCCGACGCCAGATACTACTTATACTTTTGAATTACATTACTTTTATAGACCTGCTTCGTTAACAGCCGCTGGAGATAGTGGAACTACATGGCTGTCTAATAATGCGACTAATTCTTTGTTGTATGGTTCCCTGGTAGAAGCAGCTACATTTTTAAAATTAGATCCAAATGAAATAGCGAATTTTGAACAACGCTTTCAAGACGCTATTGCCAGATTAAAGAACACCTCCGAAGGAGCAGGGACACACAGTCAATATAGGTACGACCAAGTTCGCATTCCCACCACATGAAGCCAATACCAGAGCTAGAAGGTAAGAATATAGCTATTATCGCCATGGGTAATAGTCAATTGGACTACCATAAAATGATCACACACAGTAAGACATTTGACGAGGTGTGGGCTATTAATGCCATGATAGGTGTTTTAAAAAGAGTTGATAGAGCTTTTGTCATGGATCCAGTTAGTCGTTTTTTTGATACAGAAGATGCTGGAAATATGACAGTAATGATGAGGGAAGCTTTACCTGTCGTAGATTATCCTATTTATACCTGTGAATTAGATAAGCGGGTTCCCGCTTTAATTGAGTATCCCATTGAAGAAGTAGTCACGGATTTAGACTGTGGTTATTTTAATAATACGATTGCCTATGCTATCGCTTTCGCATTGTGGAATAACGTCGGTGGCATTAGTATGTTTGGGGCGGATTTTACTTATAAAGGCAATTTATATTTTGCAGAGCAAGGACGCGGTTGCTGTGAATTTTGGTTGGCGAAATGTATGGATAAAGGTATCATTGTTCAAGTAGCTTTGACGTCTGGTCTTTTAGATGCTGACGTACCTGTTCAAGAAAAATTGTATGGGTACCATCGATTAGAAGATCCTTTTGTTACTTACACAATTAACGATGAAATAAAGATTTGTAGGTGGTCAGAAGTTGAAAAGCAACAAGCTATTCCTATAGGATTAGTGGGAAGGCACGACGGACAAGTACAAGAAGGAATTGTGGAGCCTGAAAAATACTGATGTTTTCATTTGAAACAGAAACAAAAGTTGGAAATCTTGGTGTTACCACAACGGATAACAGAGGGCACACGGTAGAGGAAGTGGCAGAAATGGCCACCAAGAAAATAGTCTCTGTCAGTGACGAGGCCCCTGCACCCATTAGGGACCAAGCACATGCTTTTGAAAAAGTATGCAAAAAGGTAATTGTGTATTATATGCAACAAGCGGTTTATAACCACATGTGTACAATATGTAATTTGTTAGAAAAACAGGGTCATAAAGACCTAGCTAATATTATTAGGAGACTGTAATGGCGATAACTCAAGCGATGTGTACTAGCTTTAAAAGTCAGTTAATGACAGCGACACACAATTTTGCTACAAACGGTAATACGTTTAAGCTGGCACTATATACCAGTTCAGCTACTATGAGTGCTTCTACTACAGCTTATACTACTAGCCAAGAGGCGACAGGCACTAATTACACGGCAAAAGGAGGTACTTTAACTAAAGTAGCACCTACTACATCTGGAACGACAGCGTTTACGGATTTTGCTGATTTAACTTTTGGTACTTGTACAATAACGGCCAGAGGGTGCATGATTTTCAACGACACGGCTTCAGGGGATCCTGCGGTTGCAGTCTTTGATTTTGGAGGAGATAAAACCTCTACGGCAGGAAGTTTTACGATTTCTTTCCCAACGGCTGATGCTAGTAATGCTGTAATTAGAATCGCTTAAAGGACTTAGCCAATGGCTAATATCACCGGTTGGGGTCGGAGTACCTGGGGTTCTGGTACATGGGGCGAACCCGTCCCTGTTGAACTTACAGGACTTGCGGGCACTTCAGCACTAGGTAGTCTCACTGTTACTGGTGCAGCTAATGTAGCGGAAACAGGTGTTGCTGGCACAGGTGCAGTTGGAACCCTTACTGCAACAGGTGCAGCTAATGTTTCTGAGACAGGAGTAGCAGGAACAGGAGCGATTAGTAGTGTAACTGCGACAGGAGGAGCTACTGTATCGGAAACAGGAGTAGCAGGAACAGGTGCCGTAGGTACGGTAATTGCTAATGGAGTAGCACTTGTTGGTGTTAGTGGAACAGCTTCTACTGTATCGCAAGGCGATGAAACGGTTACGGCAGACGCTAATGTTTATCCTACGGGATTGGCTGGAACATCAGCGTTAGGT